AATAATAATATCAACCATAACCGTGCCTCCATCTTGTAGAGAGCATAGATAGCGATCAATGCTGTCATTATGATGCCTATGGCTACCACTGTTTCTATCATCCTGGATTCCCTGGGTTAGGTGGTGGTGCGTACATATTACTGGTCTTGTGAGTCATACCCACCGCGCTCTCGTTGCTGTTGTTTATGGCCGTGACCACTCCTTGCTCATTCACTGTGAATCTCACATAGTTGACTATTTGTCCTTCCGCAGTGAAATATTTTGTTCCCTCGTAGATGATGCTGTAGGGATTGATTTTTTCAATCTTGATTTTGACCGGTATCGGATCTCGGAACAGTTGATTGAGAGCATAGAAATGCACACTCACATAGTAGTCTCCGGGCACGATGCCTCTGATGGTGGTGTTCTCGATATTCTGATTCAACAGAGTGACTTTGCCTCCCACATTTATCATGTCGTTGGCCCAACCTAGGTCATCTCTCTCCAGATGCAACAGTCCTTTTTCTTTGGATGCGAATCCCACCTTGTTCTTGTGTGGATCCATCACCCATAGGTCTATGTCCTGTGGACTGGTATGAGGCCAAGTCATTGTGATTAAAAATTCTGCTTTCTTTTCGATGTCCGCTTTCTTGGCCACGGGATTGATCATTAGGAATGCTACTAGGAACAGGAACACGAAACCCACCAAGATGTTGAACAGTAGATCCACGAATGCGATGGTGCTCTTGTATCTATCCTTTGAATACATTTTTTTTACGATCCAATGAGTGCTCTAGATTAACCAGTTGTGATTTAATATAAAGTCCACACACCAAACCTACCAAAGTAGTGTAGAGTGCTGTGCTCATACCCAGGGCCATGAATTTCAATGCTGTCTGAAGACTCGCAGTATCTGCCACATTGATGTTGCCGAATGCTGATCCCAACATCAGTAGGAACCCTATCACCGTGCCTATCATACCTATGGCCATACAGGTCTCAGATAGGAACCAACCGATCTTGGTCATATATTCAACTGCACTTTTGTTACGAGCCAAATGCCAGTAACCTATGGACAGGGTGGATATCACCCATATTGCGAGTATCACAAAACTCAGTTTGGTTTGATCATTGATCCATACCTGGTCTATGGCTCCAAAATAACCTGCAATTGCCAGAGATAATGCCTGCAGAATTACAATGATCCACCAACGAATGAAACTGCCCTTAATAGATGATAACATAGAGATATTTATAACTATTATGTTGGGTTAGATTAACCTTGCTTTTTTTTCCCTGCACAGTGGGCTCGTTGAGAAAAGCCTTTGGGATTTGAGCAATTGATTGATTTTTTATACTTCTCTGACCACGCTTCTTTTACTCTAAAAGGATAAGCCATCATAGAATGATAGCCCATTCTTGCTGATCTAGTAGCACGTTTTTCAATCTTTTTTAATTGTTTTTCAATGTCTGGATGTACGTATCCAGTGGCTAATATTTCTTTTATCTTCATATAAAATATTTATGAATTATTTTAATGAACTTTTCAACATCCACTGATGTTTACTGTGTGCGTCTATTCTGCCAGCCACAAAGTCACCAAATCCGTGTAGGTGATTTGCTTCTAGAATATCAAATGCAGAACTTAGACTTTTTATGACTTTTTCGTTGCTGTCTATTAAATTTTGATACATTATGTCTGCTGGTGGAATTTCATCTGATTGTTCTATTGAGGATAACTCTTTCAATCGATCAAACATCGCAGGAGCATAGGTTCCCATTGCTCTCAACTGTTCTGCAAATGTATCCAATGATGCTTGTACATCTTCATAGATTTTGCCAAACAACTCGTGATCCTGAGCAAAGTGACGGCCTTCCACATTCCAATGATAGTAGTGTGTTTGAAGATAGAATAAAAAACTATCTGCAAATGCCTGTTTAACAATTTTACCAATTTCCGGTGTCATAATATGCTATTACTTATCACTGTGATCCACGAATTTAAAAAACTGTCTACATCTTTTAACTGCTTAGATCTATGAAAATCTTGTGATTCTATTTCTAATTTTAACAATTTATGTGCATTTTTGTTATAGTTATCTTCGCTATATTTTTTAATCAATGAGTCAATGTTTAATCTAAAAGATCCTGCTCGATGAGGTGCTATTGAATATTTTTTCAATAGTGTTAAGTTATCAATATATTTTTGTCTTTCAGGCATAGGTACTGCTATGTGTGTCCATATGTCTCCCCATACAGGTGAAATATTAATATCTTTGGTATATTGACTCATCCATTCTACAGTTTTATAAATAGTGTGTGTGGTTATGTTTGAAGCCACTAGATTAAACATTATATGATTACTATTGTCTTTACAAAACTTTACATTTTCTTCAAACTGTTGCCAATTAAGAGGATATCGTACATAGCATCCTAAGTCTTCTATAGCATCACACGATATAGTAACTGTAAAATTTTTAAATTTAGATATAATTTCTTTCCATTCTGTAGATAATCTTTTTAAATTGGTGTTTATCACTATTTCGCATTCTGGATTAACTGTTAATAATTCATTTAAAAATTCTAAATATTTTTTATTATATGTAGGTTCTCCACCAGCCATATAAACTTTTTTTAACTTCTTTTTATTATATTTGTTTAAATCGTAATTGGGTAAGGTTAATGCCACACCTCGCTCTTTAGCCCACAGTGTACTTGCTCCTGGACCACAAGTTTTACATTTTAAATTACAAGTAGGATCATTTCTTACATCGATATATTGTATATCCACAGTATTAACGTCAGGTGCTTCATGTTTTTTAAGCCAGTGCATAGTTTCAACAATTCTATGACTGCTTTCTCCCTGTGCTTCTTGAGTGTAACATCGTTGACAAGCTCTAGGTTGTTGTCCTTCTAACATCATTGTTCTAATAGTGTCTAAGGTTTCTTCTGCTGTTAGTTCGTTGCCATAACAACAGGGTTTTTGATTACCGCTAAGATCTAGATGTTCGTGTACCCATGGCAATACACAGATTGCTTTATTATTAATTACATCAAACATTATTAACTATTTTTTATCTTTAGGCATTGGATTCTCACCAGTAAGATACGGGCGAGCAAACCATAATTTAAACCACTCATCTGTGCCAGGACGTATATTATGTTTTTTCATATACTGTGCTTTTTCTGTAGCACTGTGCGAAACATTTTCTCCCACAGAGGGTTCAGCAGTATTATTGGTTATACCACTCAGTCGTTTCAGAGTCTCTATGTCCATTTCCTTCTCTTTCTTCGGCCTGTTTACGTATTTCTGATTCTGTGTATTGAAGATTTTTAGATCTGTTCAAACTAGAAGCACCTTTGGCAATGCCTGGTTTTAACTTCTCTACTTTGCCACCTTTGGCAAGAAATTCTGCCATCTGTTTTTCTAGTTCTGCTCTTGCTCGTTCTTTTGCTAATCGCTCATCGTCTGTGAAACTGTCCACATAGTTTCTTCTAATATCAATTGGCATTCTTTTCTCCGTACTGTTTTAATGCTTGTTCTACTTTAGTTAGCGGATCTCGATTGGCCTGATATAAAATTCCATATCCACCTCTACCAGTCCAACGCTCAATGTTTACTGGTCTGTCGTCAATTAGTATGTTCTGTACGCCGTCAGTCACAGCATATTTTTCTTTTCTACCAGTTACAATAGTTTCTTCTGGTTGTTCTATATTTTGATTGATCCAGACTTTTTTCCACTTTGCAGAATTTTCGTGATCACCTTTTAATGGAGATGTTAATATACTAAATTTTCCACCTGTAAACTTTTTAATCATATCAATTAATTGATCTGCTGTGGGAAACTTTGGTAGTGTTGCAAAGAAATCTGATCCTGAAATTCTGTTGATTACTTCCTGTTTAAGATCTTTGGTTTTATCTGATGTTAATTGTTTCCAATGATTCACACCATACATCTGTTCTACACCACCAAAAAAGTCAGCGATGACACCATCCATATCAAGATATATTGTTGGTTTCTTTTGAGTCATATCTGCTTCATTATACAACTTCTCGTTGTTTACCGCAACCTTTTTTCCAACCATAGTTTGAACCTTAGTAAATGCTGACTTTACCAAATCTTCTGAGTTATCCATTACCACTTGTTTGAAGTTTTCATAATCATCATTGGCCGCATAAGCACGAGCCTGTGAAGCACTCACACCAGCCACACCGTCAGCATCTGGATCTCTATCCCCAGAACTCACAGCATCTGTGTAATCAAAATCAAACACAAGATTACCTGCTTTATCATTCTTTTTGTTGTATTGATTCATGAAGTTTTTGAAATAGTCCACTCTATCAGAACCTGCCACAATCACAACTCGTGTGCGACCTTCATTCATTAATTTTTGTAGAACTTGCACAATGGTTTTAACTTCATTAAATCCAAATTCAATATCGTTAAAACGTCCAGTGCTTTTGATATAGTTTAATTTTTCTTCGTAGGATAAGGGATTCTTTTTGTCCTGTGAGTGTGATAGAAACACATAGGGTTTGGCATCCATTTTCTGTGCTACTTCTCTAACTCGCTGTATTAATTTTTCGTGACCTTTTGTGGGTGGATTGAATCTACCAAAAGCAAATACCGCTGTGGATTGATCGTCTTCTTTAAGAAATAGTTCTTTTAGCAACATCGTATTCGCCTTGTTCTATATTTTTCAATTCTCTATCAGCCAATACCTGTGCTACTTTTTCTCTGGTAGGTTTAGGGAAGAAATCTTTAACATCTTCTCCTGGTTTTCCAAATTCTTGTGTGTATTCTCTAGCCGCAGTGTCTACCAAATGCAACCATAATGTTTTGGCCTTTTCGTGATTGTATATTTTTTTATTAAATTTTCTTTGTAGATTATAGACTGTAGGCATGAACTGTTTGCGATACAGATCTTCGTTGTTATTAATGTATAGATCTAGCTCGTTAACAGCGTCCATACTTGATTCTCTGATAAACTGATTGGCTCTCATATTCAATATTTATTTAAAATGTTTAGTTATTTCAACTACTAAAGGAGTATCGCCTGTAATAAGTCGATGATACTGCTCTTTTTTAATAGTTATAACACTGTTTGATTCTAATGTAAATGGCAATTCATTATCTTTTTGTAATTTCCAACCTTTACCTTCTAATACTCTGATGACTCTATCCTCACGATCTCTGTGCCATTCACACTCTTCCTGAGACACAGTTTCGTTAAATGTTCTTATAACACGATTTTCTGATATGATTTTATCAGTATATGGTTTACCACCAAGCTCCACCTTTAACTCCTAATGATTTGTATCTGGGAGTACGGCAAGCCCAGTAACCTGCTTTGGTTTTGTCGTTCTTTTGTTTGCAATTATGACGTGCAACAAATGATTTTACTCTGCCAGGTTTGGATGCTTTGACAGATAATCCTGTAGTATCACCCCAAGTTACTTTTTTAATTTTGCCTGTTTTTGGATTTCTTACATATACGTAGAATTTTTTTGGACCACCTCTCTTAGGTGAATTCAATTGCACTGTTTTGCCTTGATATTCTGCTTCTGATAAACCATCGTCTGCAAATGGCTGGTCCAGTGGCACAGAGTATCCGTTAGTTAATTTAATCACAGTGCCAATTTCTGATTCTAACAGCTCTGCATCTTCCCAATCACATTTTAGATTGCCTTCGTCATACTGTTTTCGAGCATAATTGAATAACTCAAAATACTTGTCTGAGCCTGGTCGGAATATATTCTCTCTGATTGGTATGTTGTTCTTTACGTGATACTCGTAGGCCTGTTCTACTGTGCTTTCCTGCTCTGCCACAGGGGCAGAGTCAGAGCCCTGAATTCTGTCAATTCTACTTAATATTGTTTTGATGTCGTTATAGTATGCGTCCATACTCTGTATTTATTATATACTAATACAGATTCTCTAACAGCCACATATAAAATGGCGATGTAAATTCGATTTCCCAACGGCCATCATGGCCCATTGATGTTACATTTTTAATGTATTCAGGCAATTCTTTACCTTCTTGTTTTTGTTGAGAAGCCCATGGTTCTGGATATTCTGGATAATATTTTGCTTCATAGATCAAACCACCTAGATCGATTTCGTCAATAGTGATAGATTTTATAAACAATAGTTGATCTTTGACAATTTCTCCATTTTCAACAACAGTTTGTGAAAGATCTTTATTAGATTTTTGTATGATTAGTTTGTATTTTTCTTGCTCTTGCAATGAGTGTTCGAATTCTATTACAGTAGGATTACCTTCATTACTAATAATTTCTTGTTTATTTTTACTCTGATCGTTGATTAGTATATCTGCTACAGGGGGTTTATCCCAATGTTGAGCATATAATTCTATTTTAAATTTGATAGTTTCAGTCGACATACGAAAATTCCAATCCTGCTTTGTTTCCTATATATGGTTTATTTAAATCTTTACGAGTGAGCTCTATGGTCATTGTGGTTCCTTCAATTACCACTTTCATATACTTGTCTGTCTTTGATAACACTTCAGCAGTTTTGGTTTTACCGTTATCGATACAGGTAATTTCTATTTGATCCATATTATTTTAATAGCACAGCCATCAGATAGAGGCCAAACATAAAACACAGCAAACAGGTAGTGAATACATTGACTTTCTTTTTTATAGAATAGCCATTTTCTTCTAGACACTGAATGTGTGCATCCATGGTTTCTGGAGTTACTCTTACTGTGACAAAATCTAATTGATCTATTTCTTTATCGTTCATAGTATTAGTATAACACAAATTTGGTAACTGTCAACCAGCAAAAAGACTAGTGATTATATAGAATTTTGTTCAAAGTACCAGCAGTCATATCAGTACATTTTGCTCGTACCCAAACAAAATTGCCTGTAAAATTATATGAAGAAACCAGTGTGCTTTGATTCGTTGTGAATGTAGTACCTGAAATATCAAACCAATCATCTTCGGTAGGATCAGTAGCAAGGGATCCTTGCATCTTAACAGATCCTGTCATCACATTGTTCACGTGATAAGCCACAGTGTGTACACCGTCTACCTGTGAGTAATAACCGTCACCTTGATATTTGGCAGTGACAAATCCTGTGTAATCCACAGTGATTGAAGCACCAGCACTTTCATCAGTTATTGTTTCTTCAACAATAACATAAGAGTTATCAGATGCCACACTTTTTACAGTGAATGTACTGTTGTTTAAAACAGAACCAGTTATAGTCAATAGATCATATTGACTGTAATTAAAAATAACTGAAGCAGTATCACTGCTTTTAATTTTCTTCTCACTGGCAACGAAACTGATCACATTGCCTGTTGAAGACGCTTTGTGACTAATTGTACTTGCTATGTTTGTGCTTGACTGTGCCATTGCTACTATTTATGGCGTTTATCTTTTTTAAATCTTGATGTTTTTGGTCCTAATCCATACACAGCGGCAAGGTCCCCAGGTTTCATACCATCAATTGTTACAATATCTAGATAGTCTATTTTGTGTACTGGTGATTCTGAATGAGCATATTCTTCATCAGCAACACAATGGTTATCGTGTATTTCTCGTATCCTTAAAATAGCACGAGTTCTCATTGGTGTTCCTAAATGGAATTTTTGTACTTCTGTAGATATCATACTGCCCACTTGCAGTATTTTTCTTTCTTTTAATTTATGTATTAGGTCTATCATTATATTTGAATATGTTTTAAAATTTTGTGAATACAGTTTTGTGCAATCATATATATGGGTGTAAGCATTTTTTCTTCTTTGACATAAAAATACCCTTCCCACGCATATTCTGATTTGCCACTTAAAAAGTCTTTTAATTGCTCAGATGAAACACAGGCAACTTCTTTGTTTTGATTAAGGTATCTCCACAGGTCCTCTCTTTGTTTTGGTTTTAAAAAATTATGTAGATTCTTTTTAACGTGTACTTGGTATTGATATTTGCCCAGAGGCAATCTTTTACAGAACACTGTGTTCTCTTGTGGCATTTGATTATTGTGTGTGGCCACAGTTTGTATATCACACCATTCCTCCCAAAATTTAGAAATTAAACCAAGAATTACATCTTTGCTCCCATAAAATAGAGTGCTGTTATCTTGTATTCTAAATTTTATATGTGATCTATGTTTTAAAATAAATTCTGCTAGTTTTGTTATTTCATTTTTGTATTTGCCAATTTTAAATATATCTTTGGAAAATTGCATATGTCCAACAAATGACGATGGATCAGTTATCAAATGTTGTAGATGTTCTTCTGTAGTAGGATATAACCATCCTGCCCACGGCATTTTGAATGTGGCTTTGTGTGTGTATGTTCCGTAAAACAGTTTATTGTGCGTTCTTCGCATCTTCAACTTTGGGTTTGAATTGTTCTAACACGATAGGTTTTTTATAAGCAATATCCAACTTATCGTCTTTAACAGTCACTTCAACTCTGCCACCATCTTGTAGATCACCAAACAGAATCATTCTTGATAGAGGTTTTTTAATCTCATCATCTATGATTCTCTGTAAGGGTCTAGCACCCATTTTAGGATCAAATCCTTTTTTAACTAGATATGCTACGGCTTCATCTGTGGCATTAACTTCTACTCGTTTCTCAAGAGTCATTGTGTTTAACTCAAGGATAAATTTCTTAACAATTTTCTCCATAATGTCTTGAGTTAATTTGCTAAATTTAACAATAGCATCCAATCTGTTTCTAAATTCAGGAGCAAAGAATCTCTTCATAGCGTCCTCGTCTTCAGTTCTGTCTTGTTCTCCAAATCCTAGATTTGCTTTTTCCATTTCTTCAGCACCTAGGTTAGATGTAAGAATTAATATAATGTTTCTACAGTCTGCTTTTTTACCATTAGATCCAGTCACAGTACCATAGTCCATAACCTGTAACAGCATATTGGATACATCTTGATGTGCTTTTTCTACTTCATCAAACAGTACCACTGCGTGTGGATGTTTTTCTATTTCATTAATAAACATACCACCACCCATATTTGAGTCTTCATAGCCCACATAGCCTGGAGGTGATCCAATCAATTTCGCAATAGAGTGTTTCTCTTGATACTCTGACATATCGAATCTCAACAATTGAACTCCCAGTGTAGATGCTAACTGTTTGGCAGTTTCAGTCTTACCGCAACCAGTTGGTCCTAAGAATAAGAATGACCCTACAGGTTTGTTCAGTGATTTCAATCCTGCTCTAGATACTAGAATTTTATCTATCACATTGTTAAGAGCATCATCCTGTCCAAACACTTGCAGTTTCATTTTCTCTTCCAGTGTTTTTAGATTAACTGCTTGTTTCTGTGACAGTTGTTCTATGCTTATACCTGTCACTTTGGATACTTCGTGAATAACTTCTTCGTGATCTATTTTACCCTCTTTAATACCATTCAATCTCAAACGAGCACAGGCAGAGTCTATTAGATCAATTGCTTTATCAGGCAATTTTTTATCTGCTATAAACTTCTGTGAGTATTCCACAGCGTCCTCACAGGCTTCGTCTGTGATAGTACAACCATGGAATTTCTCATAGTATTGCTTAACACCTTTGAGGATTTTTACACAGGTATCATTGGTAGGTTCGCCCACTTGCAATCTTTGGAATCTTCTCATCAATGCTCTATCTTTTTCAAAGAATTTTCTATATTCTTCCCAAGTCGTAGAAGCAATAACTTTGATGTGATTTTTAGTTAGTATAGGTTTCATCATATTGGCCAAATCCATACCACCCTGTCCTGTTGTACCAGCACCCACCATCATATGAGCTTCGTCTATGAACAGTATAGTTTTACCTTTTTGCTCCAGTGCATTCAGCACTAGTTTTAATCTCTCTTCAAAGTCTCCTCGGAATTTTGAGCCTGCCAACATTGAGGATACATCTAAACTGAATACAATGTGTTCTTTTAGATATTCTGGAACATCATCTTTGTTTTTAGCAATTCTTCGTGCTAGTCCTTCCACTATGGCAGTTTTACCTACCCCTGGATCACCCACAATCATAACATTGTTTTTATTTCTTCGTGCTAGAATCTGTTTCAGCACTTGCATTTCTTCTTCTCGTCCTATTACAGGATCAATCTTTTTCTCAAAATATTTCTGATTTAAGTTTTCACAATAATTTTTTAAAACTTTATCTGCTTGATTAGGTCTTAATCTCTGCTCTGGACCACTAGAACTAATTGCTGATTCTTCTAGTATATTTTCTGCTGAAACTAGATCTTGTAAATCGTCTTTGTTGACTTTGTGCTGTTTTAAAAAGAAAGCACCATAACTTTTCTTTTCAGCAAAGATGCTTAATAATACATCTATAGCACTGACTGATTGTCTGCCTTGGAACAGTGCTTGTGTAAATGCTCTGTTCATCAGTCTTTCTAATGAAGCAGTCTTTCTTGGAGCCACTGGATTGGGAGATTTACTCACAATGTCAGTGCATTTAGAATCTAGATAGTCTTCTATTTCTTTGATAAGAGCACCTACGTTAACTTTAAAATCGTTTAGTATAGTGCCTACTTCTTGGTCTTTAACCAGTGCTAATAATAAGTGTTCAACAGTAACGTATTCGTGTTTTCTGCTTTCTGCTTCTTTAACTGCTTGTTCAAAAATACTTTCTAATGAATCGTTTGCTTCTAACATATTAGTTTATTAATTCCTCTGCTTTTAGATTAAATGTAACACCATTGATATGATCTAGCTCGTGTTGAAAACATCTTGCTTCTAATCCTCTCAATGTTGCTCCTTCTGTTGCGCCTTTCATTGTTTGCCACTCTACTTCTATATTTACTGCTCTGTATACATTATAAAATACATTGGGAAAACTTAAACATCCTTCTTCTCCTATTTCTACTTCTTCAGATGCTTTTATTATCCTTGCATTGTATAGTATAGCAGGTTTTGAGAATACGTCAAATGAATCATGACCCATTGCAAAAAATCTCTGAGCAATACCGATTTGATTTGCCGCAAGTCCAATACCATTTGATCTCAACATTAGATATATGTATTCTTTTTCAAATTGCAACCAATCACGGTATCCAGCTGGAGGCATAAACCAATTCATTGGTGTACTCACTGTGTTAAGTGTGGGATATGGAAAAGTGTATATCTGCATTATAAGTCTTGTATCTTTTTCAACTCGTCTTTGGATAATTTAGGTATAGTTACATTTATTCTAATATAAACATTACCTTTTATATTTAATGTATCGTGTACAGGCATACCCAGCCCTTTTAAATTTAACACAGCGTTTGGTTGTGTGCCAGCTGGAACTTTGACTCTTTTTATAGAATCATCCAACAGACGAATATCAAACTCTGTGCCTCGCATGGCTTCAAACGCTGTGATAGTTCTGTCAGTCCACAAATCATTGCCTTTACGAGTAAAGCCGTCGCTGTCCAGCACCTGCACGTTGACCAATAGATCACCTCGTTCTAGATTGCTGTCAGTGTCATCGCCCAGACCTCGATACTTAAATGTTACTCCGTTTTGAACACCTGCAGGTATTTTTAAATTTACAATTTCATCTCTGCCAGAAGGCAATCGTACACTGATAGTTTTTTCACAGGCGTGATATACTTCTTTAATGGACAGCGATATTCTTATATTAATAGATTGGTTGGCTCTAGGTCTATTTCTATAAACTCTAGTAGAACTTCTGCCTCGAGGATTAAATCCAAATCCTGAAAAGAAATCTTGAAAGACATCCTCACTGAACATATCGTTCATATTAAAACTAAACCCTTCTCCAGACCCATGGGCTCGTTCTCCGTATTTTCGCATGGTGTCATACTCTTGTCGTTTCTGAGTACTTTTTAAAGTGTCGTAGGCTTCGTTGATTTCTTTGAATTTGGTTTCGTTACCACCTTTGTCAGGGTGATGCTGTGCCGCGAGTTTACGAAAAGCAGATTTGATCTCGTTGTCAGTGGCTGTTTCACTCACACCTAAGGTGTCGTAATAATTCTTCATTTTGTTTAATTATAAACTAAAATGTCGTTTTGTCAACGCTTTGGTAATTACGGATTGACTTGAGCGTTAGATACCTTAGCCGCTGGCGCTGGTTGAGGTGCTGGTTGAGGTGCTGGTGCTTGATTCAACACTTTAGAGCCACTGTTCGTGTATAGACCAAACCAAGCCGCTCCCGCTCCTACAACGATAGATACCAATCCTGCCTGTTCCATGGATGGTTTATCCAATGCCATAAACCAATGTACCACTTTGATTAGTATGTACATATAGGTCAAAATAAATGCTCGAGGAAATATTCTCCAAGCATCTATGGCTTTAGCCAAATCCACTATTTTTTGATAATTTTCCATATTACTTCTTTTTGAACCAGTTTAACGGATTCATTTTCTCAGCAAGGTTTTCCACTTTCTCGTTCACGTACCAACCTGCTACAAATCCTAAGATAAATGCTATTGTTAAAAACATATTAGTTTACTCCTTCTATTTTTGCGTTTCTTTTTCTGTGACCGTTCCACGCAACGAAACCGCCAATTCTTAATGCCCAGTAAGCCAAGTAGTTCAACAGATGGAAACCATTCACTTGGATGTTGATGTCTCTGAATGTTCTGTCCATCCATCTCTGATCCTTGTCACCTATTGTGGTCTTCTTGT